AGCCACGACCTGGGCAGCTGCCTCTGCTTTTTGACGACGCTCTTGCTGTACTTGTGCCGAGCTCTTGATAATGCGCGCTGGCATACCTGTTGTCTCCACAACATATTCAACCAGCCTGTCTTGATCTAAGTAATCCATAACCGGCGCCACCTGGCTCAGCTGCAGCATTGTTTCAAAACCGCGAAGCATTGATTGCAGGTCTGTCATTTTCTGCGCTTTCGCCAATGGGCTGACATACTCTATATCAATATCTTGCCCTTGCAGCTCCTGTGGTGGCTGGGGCAGAAGACCGGCACGTAGAAGAAGCGCAAAACTCCGTGATATCAGCGGCTGCAAGAGCTCTGCTTGTAGACGTCCTAGCACTGGCCCCAACAAACGCATCTTCTCTTCGTTGCGCTGTAAGACCTCTGTGGCCGTCATCGTCGGCCCTTGTCCAAGTAGGAGCTGATCAACATAGAACGCTTGACGTATCGCGTTCCGCCTTTGCTCTTCCATGTTCAGACCCAGAGGATTGTTGGCTCCGATCTGCAAGGGCTCCATTCTGTCACGGGTGCCAGATCTGTAGAAGTTTAATGATCCTGGCGTTGTTCTGATGGGCAGCATGAAGCCATCGTCAGGCACCATCAGGGGCGGGTCGATTTGTTTCTGAGCGGCCTTAATGGTTGTCTCAGACATCTTGTTCAGCATCTTCACGTCGGGGAGAGCGGTCATGGCCGGAGATCGACCATATGTGCTTACAGAGTCTTTGACAAACCGGCAGACCATGAAAGGGAACTCATCAAAGCCGCTCTCGCTAAGAAGCTGCCGGTCATCTTGTGTATAGTAAACCGATGCAATTGGTTTGCTTTTTGCGCGCCGTCCACTAGTTTCTGTGCGCGGAAAGACAGCATGGACCAGGTCATGTTCTTTGTAAGGGTCTTCCTCTATGTCTTTTTTAATCTTGGCCGGTAGATTTTCATCTGGGAATTGTTGTGCGATTGCCCGGGCTGACATTTTGAAATGCCGGTAAACGGTATCCACGCGCCCATCCTGGCTTTCAGATATCGTTATCTCTGCAATATGACGACAGTGAAACCTTATGCCTTCGGGATCTTCTGTGACAAATAGGGCAGCGGTGCCGAATACCACTAGATCGTAATAAAGCTCATGTATCTCTTGCTGGAAGTTGGACCGCTGGAACGCTTTGTACATTTGATCAACACTCGCCTCTAGCCACTCATTGGCGAGGTCTGACTGTTGCAGTACAGGATTTCGGTATCTCATGGAAAACCAAGGCGTGGACGGGCTGGTCAACATGCCATGCAAGGACGCAGACAACAGCTCAACGGCGTGTATTGCCGTGCCGTCAAAGATCAGCTCAGTGCGTTTGTCACCCTGGGTGCGCTTTTTTGTGATATCGGCCTTGCGTGGCAGCATGTAATCTGCCAGCTGTTGCCAATGATTTTCCCAGTTGCTGCGTTGACTTTGAAGCGTTTTGAAGCGCTTGTCGAGCTGGGCAACCAGTGGAGTTACTTGAGACATTACTTATAACTCTTTGACATCATTGTGTTTTTCTTGTTTGGGGTTTTGCGCAGTTTGTCAAAATCTGCTTTGTTGATTTTGTCTTTAGGCGCTGCAACCGCTGCAAGCTTCTTTTGCTTCGGAGAATACTTGGACCCTGGCATTACTTTTTCTCCTTTTTATTCATCATGGTTTTGCCTTTGCGCGGTCTATGAGACAGCATTTTGCTCTCATCCGTATGTGTTGCGCCGCTCATAATCTTGCTGCCCAGTTTATGGGTCGGACCCGTGTAAACAGAGCCGTCAGGCAGATAGTGCTTTTTACCTTCAGCCATCTTTCTTACTCATCATTGTTTTCTTTTTCTTAGGAAAACCTGCCTTCATGTTGGCATAAGCACTCGGAGAAATGGTGCTTTTTGATTTCGGGCGCGATATGCCCTTTTTCTTCCTAGCATTAATATTATCGTACAGACCTCTAGCCATCGTAGCCTCGCGTCATCATTGTGCTTTTAGGTTTTTTTGCCTTCAGACCTTTCATCTTCTGGCCCTGCTTCCTACCTGCCATTTTCTGATTAAGGCGCTCCATAGGATCAACAGTCATTTGTCCCATCATGGCGGCAGGTTGGAAACTGTCACGCCCCATCAAACCCGCTAAGTTCATTGGCCGCTTAATAATCATCCTATCAGCCCCCTACGCGGTCTAAGATTTGGATCGTCTGGATTTGTGAGAAGCCCACCAGGTGTGGTCAAGATCGTGCCGCGCACACCTTTGTTGTAAAAATCTATCGCCGCATCTTCAGCTGCACCAACGCTTATGCTCGCATCTTGTTGCATCTGACCGCCTTGCGCTGTACCGCTTGAGTATGTCTGTTGCGCCACGGGAACAGTGCTAAGAGCATCACCAGGGTTTATAACAACTTCAGCCGATGTTCCTGGCGTTTCTGCAACAGCGGAGCTCGCCTGACCAGCTTCCGCTGACAACCTCTCTTGCGCTATTTCCGTTTGCTCTTCAAAAATTGCACTAATAGCTTCTGCAGATGTGGCTTGATCCAACTGTGCTTGGAGCGCTGCTAAACTCTCTGCTTGCGCCTTTTGCTCTGCTTCTTGCGCTTGAAGCGCTGCCTGTGCTGCCTCCAGCTCTTGTTGCAATCTTATCTCATTCTCTGAGAAAGAACTTTCCAGCTGTTCCGTTGTCCCGCCAAGACCCGCACCAATATTCTCAGTGCCTAAACTTACTTCTATTAGTTCGCTTTCCGGCTGTTCCTCATTGGCAGGGCCGGTTGTGGTTATTTCTTCGCTTATAAGCTGGCCACCTTCTGTCTCAACATCAATGCCAGTGCCAAACGTGTCTTCAGCTACTTCAACAACCTCTTCGTATTCTTCCTCAACTTTCTCAGTAGCCTCAATAGATTCCGGTGTGTCATCTGCCGGCACTAAGTCTAATGACGTGTCTAAGATCTCTGTCGTGTTGGGCGATGTGGTGCGCTCTTCATCTGTAGGGCCAGCATCAGCATCAGCATCAGCATCTGCATCTGTAACATCTTGTACTTTTACGCTCTGATTTAAGGCATTTATTATCGACGCAGCTTTTTCCAGCTTACCAACTTCTGGGGAATCTACCCGCATAACCTCGCGCACAGTTCCCTTATCATCAACCATATAAAGATACGGCTCACCATCACGACGGCCAACACGCGCCTCAATGTTCCCACCCGCCTCTAGCTGTTCGTAATATGTCGAACCACTTTTACCCACCTGGTTGCTAAGAATAGGCATCACGCTCATTACATCAAACGTCGAAAGCTCACCTTCTTTCGCAGCAATTGCTTTGGCACCCCTCTCACCAGATCCGCCCGACGAGGTAATACGCACCCTATTTGCTTCTGCCCTAGCAGCACTCTCAAATGCACGATCCGCAGCAATAGCCTCTGCAGACTTAGTCTCCCCAACACCCGCAAGCAAAGACGACGCACGAACAGGGTCATTCACAAATGCCGCACCACTCCTGATGTTATTCACCGCAAACCTTAAATCATCAAGAATTTTAACCATATTTCATCCTTACGCCGCAAATGGATCATACTGGCTCACCGCCATGCTCTGGGGTGGGCGTCCATTGTCCCTCGCCTCCCTCAATCCAACCGCAAAATATCTCCACGCATCAGCTGCATGGCTCGACCAATCATGAACAGGCGAAGAACGAAAACTTCGCGTTCTCTCATTATACGCCCGGTGATAATGCCTCAAAGCCTCCAAACCAACCTTGCAAGCATCACGATCAAACCAACACCTCGGTATAATCATCTGTGCCGCATGAATTCCATCTTCCAAAGGTAACTTCGGAACCACACGAAAATTCAAGCCCAAGTCATAAGCCGTCTCACGCCTACTCTTCCCAGACCCCAATTCCCGCACCTCAATGTCATGCGGCGCATTATGCGTCCCATACAAATATCCCTTGCTATTCAATACATGACAGTAATGAGGCAAGCCCTCGTTCCTATTCTCATAGAAATCAATCACATGAATCGCACGACCAACACTCTGCGTGAACCAAACAGCCGTGCTATCACCAATCCCAAGATCAAACCACGTATCAACAGGCACAGAAGGATCATACGGTACATTACATATCCGACCCGCCTCTACAGACGCCTCAAGCTCCTTCCCATAGATACTGCCAGGAACATTCGCATTCCATGAACACTCAAACTCTTGAGCATACTGATCCGCGCTCATCATAGCTCGCGCCGCATCCAATTCCTCATCATCCAATAAACCCGTCTCAGATGCACGGTAAACAGCCGTCAACCACTCATCAGAAGACCTAGCTTGCTCATACAAATCAAAGAACGCATTGTGACCCATAGGCGTCCCAACAAACACC